CTCCAACTTCTACTTCTTGTATTTTTTCAACTCTTGATACATCGTAGCTAAATTCTTGTATTGCTCTTTTAGCGTGAAATAATACATCAAGCTTTCTTGCAGTATCAATTATTTTACCATCACCTACATATGATACCATAAAGTTATTTATAATATCATTTAAAGCAATATATCTATAACTACCGTGTTTTATATTTTTAAGTTTTATTTGTATAGCTGTATTATTAGCCGGAGCGCTACTAAAAGTAACTACACCTGTACTTGAATTATATGTATACTGATCATCGTCAATTTCATTTCCTGCTTGATATACTATAAATTCATTTTCACTTGATGGTAATGGGTCAAACGTAACAGTAAATGTTGTTGCAGAACCGTTACCAGTAAAATTGTTAGCTACCGTGTAGTATTCTTTAGCTGTTTGTGTTATTAGTCCCATTTATTATGATTTTTCTTGTGTTAGTTTTTTAGTTTCTTTCGCATCCGCTAATTGAGCTATATTAGGGTCTTTAATACTTACACCCGCATACAATAATATTTTTAATACAAGATTTGTTTCTTCAGACTCATGTAATTCAAAATCTGTAGAACCGCTTGCGTTGTATAAAGCATTACCTGCAACTGTTTGGTATGACCAATTTACTGCATTTGGTTTTCTAACATATGTTATTGATATGTTTGTGTTTATAGTAGTTGGATAAACTATTAATCCCCAGTGGCCTGAAGCATTTGCTATGTTTTGAACATATACGGGATTATCGGTTGTAGGTGCTGTAAGTTTTGATAATTGATATTCTAATAAATTCTTTTTATCAATTTGTTCAACAGGCGTTGTATTATTATATATTACAGTTCCTAATTTATGTAGGTCGGATGGTAAATGAAAATGGTCCGTCATGTATGATACTGATGCGGACTTTTTAAACTTACTTAATTTTTCATTTATAATTTTTGGCAAATCAGAGTATTCAGTATCATTCTTTGGTAATCTACCATATTGGTTTAGATCAAAGAAATACTGCTCAAATATTTCAAGCTGTGCTTGGTTTGCAAACAAGTTAAATTCTTGTGGTGTTACATACCCACGGTTTTCTTTATTAAGAATAGCTAATACTCTTTGATATACTGTATCTATGCTAACTGCCATATTCTTTTATTTATTATAGTAACAGCCACGATTACAGTGGCCATCACTATAATCTGACTTTACTTAAGTCTTTTTTCTATTGATTTATATACTTCTAAACCTTCATCTGTTTTTAAGAAAGCTGTAAAGGCTGAGTAAGGATGCTCATCAAATGGTACTGTCATAATTTTTTTATTTGTTGACACCCATTTAAATGTTCTTTGATCATCAGATAATTTTAATATTCCTAATTCAGCTGCTTTAATAGCCATATTCCTAATATTAATATCATCATCATTTGCTAGTTCTAAGAACAGTTTAGGATCATTCTTAGCAAATAGTAATAAATCTCTTTTTATTTCTTTAGAAGTCATCTTAGATACCTCAGAACCAATATTTGTTCTTACTATTGCTTCTGCTTGGTCAATATCCATTGATTTAGCCGCATTTAGCGCGTCAATTTCAAGTTCTATAATATCTAAATCGTCTTCTGCTTCTTGTTCTGCGTCAAATTCAGCAAATATCTTCCCATTATCTGGGTGATATAATGACATTAATTTTTGCAGAGATTGTTTTTCTTTAGGTACAATTAATACACCGTCTTCAAAAACTATATGACCAAGTCTTGCATCGCCTTTAAATTCATCAACGAAACAAGTTTTTTGGTTTAAGGTATATTTTAATTCTCTTTCATATCCTTTTTCTTTATCGAACCAAAATATGTTTTTACCTTTTATTGTATATGTAAGCGGGCTTTTCCCGTTTATTAGATAGTATGACCTATCTTTTATCTCCCATTTAGGGGCTGTTTTTGCTTTTGTTGCCATGATATAATAAGATTAAATAATAAAAAAATACAAGAATTCCCGACCGAAGCCGGGATAATTCTCATATTAAATAAGGATTAGTTTAATAACATAAAGTTATTAGCACCTTGTACTACTAAACATCTTTCAGATAAATAGTGTACCTCCATTGCGTCTAGATCAGATGTAGTCGCACCACCTACAGAACCTGTAGTCCAAGACTTCATTCTTCTGTCATCAGCTTGAGAAGCTCTATATCTAACGTGAAGGAATGGTCTTTTGATGTTCTTACCTAATGTTTGATCGTAAACAGTTGATGTTCCAGCAGGAGCTAATACACCTCTAATGTTAGTGAATGCACCACCTGTTGTAATATCATTTAAGTATTTCCAGTCAGTTTTGTAGAAGTCATAAGAACCTCTTCTGAAACCAGAGAAACCTAAATTAAGTGCCATATCTTCGCTGTTTGAGAAAACACCGTAAGATGTACCACCTGTACCATAAGAATTTTGAGCCGCTAGCATATCGTCAATGTTTAATGCAACATCTCTGTTTACAAATAACATGTTTTCTTCGATAGCACCTTGCGTATCTAATTTCTTAAGAATTTCATCGAAGTCAGCTAAATCTTCAGTTGCTGTGTTTCCATCAACACCTGCAGTTACGTGACCTCTATCTTCTATTGCTGCGAAAAGACCTTCAGTTCCACCAATTCCAGTTACACCAGCTGCACCAGAACCTGACGCTGCTAATTCACCTTCTACCATTGACATTTCTAAGTAATCTTCGAATCTAGTTCTTGTATCACCTTCTGCCTTTAGGTACCATAGGTAACCTGATTGACCGTTTTCACCTGTAATTTCTACCCAACCAATTTGAGAAGCATCAGATCCTGAAACCTCATACTTATCTTTTAAGATAATTGGTTTGTTAGTAAATGACTTGAAAGATGGAGTTACCGCACCTGTCATACCAGTAGTAGCTTTTGCAAATTCTGAACCGATAACAAATAATGTTACTGTTTCATTGTTTGTAAAAGTATTACCTGAAGTATTAAATGCTGCTGCACCATATCTTTTAAGTGTTAAAGTAGTGTTATCTGCTGCAATTGCCGACACATAAGCGTTGTCAATTTTACCAGATGAAGCACCTTTAATTTTTACTGTTTGTCCTACTCTTATAGCGTGAGTACCTGAGTTTGCAATTGTTACAACACCTGTTGCAATTACAAGGGCACCTGTGTATTTTAAGTGTAGTCTACCTTGCTCTGACCATACTACTTGATCTGAAGACATAGGCATTTCAGCACCTACCATTCTTAAGAAGCTAGCGATAGATCTGTCTCCATATCTTTCAACTTCTGCTTCGTATAACTCTGGTAAGTATTGCTGAGACCAGTCGTTTGAACCACCTGTAAATGATAGGTAGTTAGTCGACAAAGTTTGCTTTACTGGAGCTGGAATCGCGTTTAAATTCGATCCGCCAGTAGGAGTTATTACTGCCATTTTGTTTTATTTTTTTAAAGTTATTGTCTAAGTTTAATTTTTAACTTTGAACTATCATCACCAGTAATTGCTCTTATTTTTACACCTCCGGTTTCAACCGTGCCAGTTTTACGTGGATCCATATTTATATTTTTGGATTCAGCATCTAACTGTTTAATAGCATCAGCTTTACCTTGCTCGTAAAAATGATTTGCAATTGCATCTGCATTGTCTGCAACAAATAAGGCTTTATGATAACCAGCCGCATCTTGTAACATATTATCTTTACTGATATACTTATCTAATACTTTTAATATGTCGGACTGTCTATCTTTTACCTGTTGTGCGTCTTTAACGTTGAATCTATATTTTTTGTCAGCAACTTTAAATTCAAAACCTTTGAATTCTTCATTGAAAACTTTATTAGACTCGGTGTTAAAATGCTCAACCTGTCTTTCTTGCAGCTTTTGCTGTTCTGATTGCTCAGAGTTGTAAGTATTGAAAAACTCAATAGCTTTTTGTTGATCGCTGGTTAACTTAGAACCCAACTTGACTTCCTCGTAGTATTTGCCCTTTAATCCTTCCAAATAGCTTTTAGCTTTTGCAATTTCTTCTTTATAAGCGAGTTTTTTACGCTTAATATCTTTTGGTTCATCAACTTCTTCATCTACCTCAAAATTATCTTCAATTAAAAAATCAATTTCATCTTTTGTAAGATGTGATTTAGTTTGATTATAATATTGATATAATAAAGTTGAATCGTCTATGTTAGAATAATCTTGATTAATTTTTACATAATCCTCTAACGTTCCCCCAGTCTCATTCATAAAGTCTACAACCTTTTGAATGTTTTCTGGTAATTCTGTTGCTGTATCTTGTGCTGTTTGTACAGCTTCTTCTATTTCTTCCTTAAGTTCCTCTACTGGATCTTCAGGCTTAGGCTTTTCTTTTACTTCCGACTCTTCTTCTTCTATAACTTCTTCTAAAGTTAATTGCTCTTCTTGTTGTACTTCTTGCAATTCCACGTCGGCTTCTTGCCCATCTTTTTCATCCGTGCCGCTTCCGCGTAACACGCTTTCATCTGTGCTTTGTTCTTGAACGGCATCTGTTTCTGTTTTTGGTGGTTTACTTAAATCCACTTTATAAACACCATCTTCTAAAGATGTTTGTTTACCAGCATCCTCAAGTACTTTTTCTTCCTTTTCGGCTGCTGTTGGTGTTTCGTCTACAACGACGTCTTTATTTTCTTCCATGATATAATATTATAAAAATGTTTGCAGTTTTTTATCTAGGCTCAAACTGCTCTAAGCCAAATCCACCCAAAGTATCAAATCCTGCAGATTCAAACTTTTTAGGTGGTTTATTATTTTTTCTTTGATCTATTAATTCAGATTGTTGAGAAGCTTGTATTTTTGTTCTTTCATCTTTTCTATCTTCTTTAAACTTCTCTTTATCTTTAATTACATTTAAATCAGCGTCTTTAAGCTGCATATTAAACTCAAACTCTTTTTGCATTAACATCATTTTAATTTCAGCTTCTTTTTCTAATTTTTGTGTGTCTAATTGAGCTTCAATTTGTGCTAACTGAGCTTTGCTTTGTGTTATAGCTTGTTGTTTTTGAGCATCTGCTTGCGCTGCTGCTTGTGCGGCTTGCGCATTAGATTGTGTTTGCATTTGAATATTTTGTTGTTGTATAACCCTGTCTTGCTCAAATTTTTGTTTTCTTCTTAATTTTAATAATTGATTAGCAAGCTTTAAATTCCTTATCTCTCTAATATCAATAGCATCTTCTAAATTAATTTGTTCTTTTTGAAGAGACATTTGTATATTGTTTTCAAGTAATTGTTTTTCTTCTTCATCTGGTGCTAATTCTAAAAATATACCAAAATCATGCAGCTGTAATTTTTTCATATCTTCTAATGCACCTACATTAGATTTTCCTATAGCTTGTATAAATGATTTACGTGTTGGGCTATATTCTAGTACATCTGATATTCTAAGTGATATTGCTTCAGCTGTTTTTAATGTAAGATATAATCCACCTTGCAATATGTGTCTTGTTGCTGTATTTGAATTTGCAGCAGCAATTTTTTGTAATCCTACCAATGCATTTTTATCTGGCGTTGAACCATCTCTTGCTTCATTTAACCCTGTTACATCACGTAACATTTGTAAATAATAATTATATGAATTTATTAAACTAGATATTTTAGCATTTGCTCCAGAAGATTGTAATTCTTGCACCGGAACTTTTCCGTTATTAAATTCACCGTCTTGTGTCATTGATCTACCAATAACTGATCCTGTTTGAAAATACATATTCAACGCTTCTTGTGCATTGTAATTTGTACCATTACCTAAATCAATTTCAGCAATACCATCAGCATCTAAATATACACCATCTGGCACCATTCTTGATAATACCTGCTGTAACTTTAAATGAGTTATTTGAATCATATCAGCAAATGTTGTCATTCTACTAACAAGTGATTCAACTTTTCCTTTGTATATTCTTGGTGCAACTATATTATAACTAAATTGAGCTTTAACTGTATTTGACTTTGGTCTTGTCATATTTTCAGCTAACTGCCATTTTAGTAATTTATTAGTACCAATTATTTTTGCACCTTCATATATCACCTCAATAGTCCTAGATGATTTTTCAAATCTTGATCTTGAATCTTTTGGAGGATCAAACGTATCATCTTTTTTAATTGCTTTCGATGCTCCTGTTGATGTTTCTTTTATTTTATGCACATCATCCCTGTATGTTTTATACTCAAAATATAACACATAAGCATAAGCATCATCTTCATTATCTTTACCTGCATATGATTTATTATATA